GTAACACTATGGAGTACATGATTGACTGACTAAGTATCACGAACAGTGTGCTCTCTAAGTTATTCGTAGAGGGCACAATCCTTATTCGTTCGTGTTAGGCAGTTGTTGTTATTATGGGGGGTTGTATATAAAAAAGCATAGAGACCCTAACCTACAGAGGTGACAATGAGAGTTCGATATAACACTTAGAAAAAAAATTCCGAGTATATAAACCGTCCCTGTAAGGTCGCATATATAATTCGTCGATGGGTTACATGATCCGTCAAAAAATTCCGCAGCAAAAAATTGGTCCTATATGGAAAAATTATATCATATCTACGCAGGTGATAAGTGTCTTTTTCCGAATATCAAGGAAGAGGACTTTATTGTTACTTGGAATACTGTAAGGGCAATGGTTGGTCTAATGCAGACTGACTATATTGAAGAAGATCTCTCTTATGAGATAGTCACTTTAAATCGTCAATTAATGCAAGAAGCATCATATTGACAAACAACACATAAACTGATAGAATTGATCTGAAGGTTATCTAAAACTATGGCAAAAGGATTTACTGTAAAAGCAAATGTACCAAAGAAAACGAGTACTACTGCTGAGTTTGATATTGCGGCAATCAAAGAACGTATGAGGGGTAAGAAGATTGTCTTCTGTTTACCTGGACGTGGTTGCTCATTTACGTTTCTTAAGAACTTTGTACAACTGTGCTTTGATCTAGTACAGAATGGAATGAGTATCCAGATCAGTCAAGATTACTCTTCTATGGTTAACTTTGCACGTTGTAAGGTACTTGGGGCAAACGTATTGCGTGGACCTAATCAGAAACCATGGGATGGTAAACTAGAGTATGATTATCAACTTTGGATTGATAGTGACATTGTGTTCAACACTGAGAAGTTTTGGCAACTCTGTGATGGTGCTCTTGCTGCTGATGGTAGTGAGAGGGAAGTTGTTGCTGGTTGGTATCTCACAGAAGATGGAAAGACTTCTTCTGTTGCCCACTGGCTAGAGGAAGATGACTTCCGCAGTAATGGTGGAGTGATGAACCATGAAACCATTGAGACTCTACCCAATCGTAAGAAGCTATTCACAGTTGACTACACTGGTTTTGGATGGGTATTGATCAAGCATGGAGTCTTTGAGAATCTTGAGTATCCGTGGTTTGCTCCTAAGATGCAAGTCTTTGAGTCGGGCGCTGTACAGGATATGTGTGGAGAGGATGTTTCATTCTGTCTTGATGCCAAGGAGAAAGGATTTGATATCTGGTGTGATCCTCGCATTCGTGTAGGACATGAGAAGACTCGGGTGATTTGATATGGTTAACATTTACTACCAGGGCCGAAAGCTCTATAGTAATATCACTCATGAAGAAGCAGCAGATATTCTTCATGAGTTAGCCTTAGAAAAATACGAAGAAAAGAAGGACATTGATTTAGATCAATTAGACATCGAAACAATTATAGAATAATGAAAATCGCAATTATAGGTAAAGGTACTTCTGCGATCATCACTGCTCTACGTCTGATCCAAGATGATCATGATGTAGAGTTTTTTTATGATCCAGATAAAAACCCTTTAAGTGTTGGAGAATCAACCACCCCACATATTCAATCATTAATTTTAAGTGCTCTTGATATCAGTATTGGGGATCTTGCTGATGCAGGTATTGTTTCTTATAAGAATGGTATTAAGTATCGTGGATGGGGAAAAGGAGAACCCTTTAGACATCATTTTCATGGTGGTGAAGTTGCATTTCATTTTGAAAGTGGAATTTTAAATCCTTTTATTCATAATCATTTAGAGAATGAATTGGGTATTGAATATCATGGAGAACGTGTTGAAGGATATGAGATTAATGAAGATTTAGTAAATGTCAATGGTCGTGACTATGACTTTGTAGTGAATTGTGCAGGATGGGATGATCAATCAGAATATTATAACCCCGTCTTTGAAACCGTAAATTCAGCAATTCTTTATACAAAAGATACTATTGATGATGTAACCTATACATTACATACAGCAACACCAGATGGATGGGAGTTTGGTTTACCATTTCCTGATCGTGGTATTACCAAGTGTGGTTATCTTTATAATAATAAACTATCAGATCCACAGATTGAAGGAAAAAGAATTTCTTGGACTCCTCGATTTGCAAAGAAGTTAATACAGAATCGTTTTGAAGCATTTAATGGCAATCGTTTATTTTTCTTTGAGCCATTAGAAGCATTATCATTAATGTATTATCATGATTTTGCATCAGAAATTTGTGAGTTCTTAAAGAGTGATCGTTCTATTGATTCATATCAAGAAGTGAATCGTAACTATCTTGAGTCAATGACTTCATATAGTAAATCATTATCTTGGTATTATTCATATGGGTCTGTATATGATACACCTTTCTGGAAGACAACTTCAGCAAGAGCAAATATATACTTTAACACTCAGATGTTCACTCATCGTTATGAGTCTCTTCTAGAATCATATTATGCAGATCGGTATACTGCTAAAGAAGAACCAGAATACTTAAAGATTGGTTGTTTTGGATATCATGACTTCAAGGACGTTCACTGCGGAATGCTTCAGAGACCCATCCAGGATCTCCTAGAAGACGTGTTTAAGTACCCTCTGGACCCTTTACATACTGACTCTGATGATGTATAATATGCAGGTAAACGCACAGGAGTTACATGGCAGTACGTTCTAAGATCGGTCTTGCAGGTGCAAGCTTTATCCCTGGAAAATCCAAGAGGACTCGTCAAGGTTCTTCAGAGAATACTAAACTTTCTGCAACCTCACGTAATAGTCGCAAGAAGCGTTATCGTGGTCAAGGACGAGGTTAAATAGAGCAGTCTTAACTGTTTTTAATGGCAGCACTTATTTGTAATCTTCCATCAACGGAAGTATGGGTTAGAAAAGAATATCTCACAGACCATCAATTTGGTCATGGTGAATTTGTTAAGGGCGTTTGGGTATCGGCAAAGTCGATTCCTGGACGTGCTTTTTATTTTGAGACATATTTACCTGAATATGCAGCAATGTATGATAAATTACCAATCAGTGCTTTTTTATCAAAACCAAAAACTCCAGATCCTGATATGAATCTCCCAAATCTTCAATTTTGGAACTGTATGGACTATGGAGTAGTAGCAGTTCAGAAGCAATTTATTGGTTCTATGGACTATGAACTGTATACAAGAGACTTTGGTATCCAAAAAGGGACTTATGTTTGCACTTTAGACAATTATCACCAAGATCCCGACATTATTGACTATGCAACGAGTGAAAATCCTGCAGAACATAAGTCTCATAACCTGATTGAACTCGATAATGGACAGTATGCACTGTATCCAAACAACAGAATTCGTATTTTTGACAATAGTTTGACTCCTGAAGATCCAAAGATGCCTGATTTTAAGGTTTCAACGAAATATTATCAAGTTGAAAATGGTTTTGAACGTCTTGGAATGGGTAGAGAGGACGAATACTTTTGGAAAACTGCTCAAGAACGTGAAAATATGCCAAAATCTGAGGAAAAATAGGATCTACCCCCGTTTCTCTCTCAATAAGCTCTCAGGTACACTATATCTGGGAGTTTATTTTTTTGTAATAAATAAAGATAATACCTATTCTATGTTCTGATGCCTGTAGAGAGGACTAGTAAAGGATTTAAAGATGTTAGTTTAACATTTAAACGAAATCCTTTGAATAAAGACATCACATCAGTCAAAAATGAGACTGCTATTTCTCGTGCTGTAAGAAATTTGATCCTTACGAAGAAAGGTGAAAGGTTTTTTGATCTAGATTTTGGAACAAACGTTTCAAATCTTTTATTTGAGAATATTGGTCCTTTTGCTGCAGACTCTATTAAAGATGAAATTATATCAGCCATAAGAAATTATGAACCAAGAGTAGAAATTGTTAATAATGACGACATAGTGGTTATGCCAAATTACGATAATAATCAATATGATATCAATATTAAATACAGTATAGTTGGTATTGCACCTGACTCTCAAGAAATTTCATTCGTCCTAAAATCAGTAAAGTAAATGGCTATCACAAACTTCACAAGCCTAGATTTTGAAGATATAAAAGACACTATCAAACGTTATATTCGTTCTGATAGTAAGTTTACTGATTATGATTATGAGGGATCTACATTATCCCTGATCATCGATATGCTTGCATATAATACCTATATCTCAGCATATAATGCTAATATGCTGAGCAATGAAGTATTTCTAGATGGTGCTACTCTTAGAGAAAATGTAGTTTCTCTTGCAAGAAATATTGGTTATTTACCTAGACCTCGTAAAGCATCTGTTGCTGAAGTATATTTCAATGTTGATACTGCAGAATTTCCAGTATTACCACGTTCTTTGACATTACAAAAAGGTATTGTTGCTGTTAATGCAAATCAGTTTACTAATAAGAACCTAACTTTTTGCATACCAGAGGATATTACATCTATTGTTAAGAATGATCAGGCAGAATTTGATATAAAGGTATATGAGGGTGCATTAGTTCAGCAAAGATTTGAAGTTAGTGAATTTGATGTCAACCAAAGGTTTATTTTAGACAACGTTGGTATTGATTATACGACCTTAAGAGTAAGTGTCTATGGAGATGCTTTTACAGATGACAAAGTAGTATATGATCTTGCTACTTCTATTAGAGAAATTGACGGGGATTCTAAAGTTTATTTCTTACAAGAAATTTCAGATGAAAGATATGAACTTATTTTTGGAGATAATATATTTGGCAAAAAATTAGCAAATGGAAATATTATAGAAGTCTCATATATTGTTAGCAATGGTGAGGATGGTAATGGTGCAGATCTTTTCCGTTTTGTCGGCAATCTATTAGATAATAACAGTAATGTTGTTGATAGAGATATTTCTATAATTCAAACAACAAATTCTGCATCTGGTGGATTAGATATTGAATCCGTAAAATCAATTAAAAATTATGCAGGAAGAATTTATGCATCACAAAATCGTGCAGTAACTACTAACGATTATGAGACTATTGTGAGAAAAATATATCCAGAAGTTGAATCCATTAATTCTTTTGGTGGTGAAGAGTTAAGTCCTCCAAAATTTGGAAGAGTTTTTATTACAATTAAACCTCAAAGTGGAAATTATATTTCAAATAGTCTGAAAGATAGTATAAGAAGAGAATTAAGGAAATATTCTGTCGCAGGAATTGTTCCAGAAATTCTAGATACAAAATATCTTTTTGTTGAATGTGATACTTCTGTTTACTATAATCCAAATCTTGTTAGTAATGCAAATACAGTTAGACAAAAGGTCATCAAGACATTGAATAGTTTTGCCAATAGTGATGAAATGAATATGTATGGATCTAGATTTAGATATACAAAGTTTACTGCATTACTTGATAAATCAGATCAATCTATAACTTCTAACATTACTGAAATTAAAATTCGTAGAGATTTAAGAGCAGTTTTAAATAGAAGATCTGAATATGAAATTTGTTTTGGCAATAGATTTAAAATTTTAAATCAAAAAGGTTACAATATTAAGTCCTCTGGATTTAGAGTAAGTGGTATATCTAAGCAAGTATATCTTTCCGATATACCTTCTGTAAACGGTGAGACTGGAGAAGTCATATTGATAACGATTCAAGATACTCCGTCAAATGTTGACAATTCCCAATATACTGTTGATAGTCCATTATCAAGTATAGTTAGAAGAAGGGTCGGAACTATAGATTATATCAAAGGAGAAATCAAATTAAATGCAATAAATATAGTATCTACAGAAGTTGAAAAAAATTCAATTATTCAAATATCTGCAAGTCCAAACTCTAATGATGTGATAGGACTTCATGATCTATTTTTACAGTTTGATGTAAATTATAGTTCTGTCAATACTATTATTGATAACATTTCTTCTGGTGCAGATCCAACTGGATCTAGATACATTTCAACTCCAAATTACTCTGACCGAAACATCATTCGTTTAGTAGAAAATACCCTCTCTTAATAAAAAAATGGTAGATAAGAATAAAATCCGTCTCGCACAGGTTCTTCAAAATCAAGTTCCAGATTTTGTTAATGATGAGTTTCCACTTTTTAAGGATTTTTTACGTCAATATCAAGAATCTTTAGAATATTCTGGAGCACCTCAGGATATTTTACAGAATATTGATAATTAT